AAGCCACTTGTTTGAGCAAAATACAGTCTTCTTCATGCTCCCAGAGACCATGTCTTGGAAGATGTATTCACTAACTCCATCAAGATTGTCCAACCCTGCACTAACATCCCATTGAACATTGGTATTACCTGCACCATTCAAAGACGTAACAGCTCCATTAGAAGCACTAACATCAAATCCCTGAAAAGTCCTTTTTGGATTCTCAGCGCTCGCATCAAGAGAGATTGCGCCATTAGTTAAAATAGCCCATTCAACATCACCCTTGATTTTCGCCAACTTCCTAGCCTGTAGACGAGACATTTCTGAACCGCCGTAATGCTTGGATGCTTTTGCAGTTCCAGTAATGGTGTACGGCTCACGAAAAATCTGCGTACAGTTTTTCAGCCTGCGTACTTGTTTGCGAGTCTCCGACCCAACAGCCGCACCTTCAGCGATTCCAACTACGCCATTTTCACGTAGAAAATAATCAGCATCGGCAAAATTAGCTTGACCAAAACCATTGGTTCCTGCATGATTTTGATAGCCGTAGTAATCTGTTGCGGTTCCAGCGTCATAAAAGCGACCTGCATTTGCAACATATTCTAATGTCATTACACCAGAACTGTTTGCAGCAATCAAGTCTGTACCATCTGCTTCATGTTCAGTATTATAAGCGTCTAATGAAGCATGTACATGCGCCCCAATGAATTGAACCATTAGGTCTGTTGCTGATGCGTGATTTACACTTTTACCAGTAGCAATACATATTAAATGCGTTATATCGCCATCATTAAATGAACTTCCTGAATGAGAAGCGGCGTATATACCGCCAACCTCAAACATTTCCATTTGGGCTTGCCTTTCGCAAATTAAGATTGAATTATCGCCATTATCAGCCGCAAGTGTTGTATCTGCTAATTGAGCGGCAGTTGTTGTAAACTTTTCGCTCTTTTTAATCATGTACTCGTCTTCCATCCACTCAAATATCGGGACAGGAGTCACGTTTGACTTCATACCGAAAAGAGAGAAGATAGGAGTTACATTTGGATTGTAGTAATGGATTTGTGACCCAAGTTCTAGGACTTGACGTTGTGTCGCATCTGAGAACTGTAGGGCAGTACCCGTACCATAAGTTGTAGCCATTTTGGTTACTCCTTTATTTATTAACGAATATAAAGAATGCTACAACCCATATAGATTACAGCATCTTAAGTATTCGTGTTATTAAACTCCATAATCCCTTTCCAAAAGTCGTCCAAATCCTTTTCTTCAGGCTCAACAGCACTCGGCGCACTTCCTGTTACGGCGGCGGCACTGGTGGCCTTATTTTTGGGTTTTGGCGATTCTCCTTCTGGAGTAGGATTACTATTTCCACTTCTCTGAGCAAGAGTGCGCCAGATGTTTACCAAGTTCTCCTGAGTAACATTATTTGGGTCAGCCATAAACTGCCGATAATCGACAACTTCTGTATCGCTTAACCCCATTTTCTGCAACTCTTCGGTTTCTGCGTCGAAAGCTTGTGCTTCAGACAGTTCTGATTTAAGCTTTTCGATTTCACCAATGGCTTGAGCCGACCCTTGGCGTATAAGCCACTGGTCATATTCACCGCGCCACTGTGCGGAGCTAGAGTTATCAATGGATTCATCAAGAATATCATAATCATCAGGTTTTAACGGGGGCGCATTGGACGCTTCCTTCTTGGCCTGTACTTCCTGTGTTAGTTTCTTAACCACATCAGGATTACCGGCAAGGAATTCATCCAACTGAGCCAATTTAGCATACTTGTCTTCCTTAGTAGCGAATTCATTCCGCTCTTTATCGGTTTTAGACTGTAGCTGTTTGTAAGCTTCTGCAAGCTTGACTTTGCCTTCGTTATCATCCTTGAACTTGTTCTCAATTAGCCATTGCTCAATCTCGGCAACTTCATCTGACTGAGGTTGCTCAGACTTATCTTCAACCTTCTCTTCTTGAGCTTGTTTAGGAACCTCTTCCTGAGCCTTGGCTTCCACATCTGGAGTAGCTTCAGCTTCTTGGGATTCCTCTGGCGAAGAGCCTTCATTAAATGCATCTAATTCTGCTAAAAGGTTATCTTCACTCATTTCTTGTTCAGGTTTCTTTTGGTCTTTGCTCATTACGATGCTCCTTTAAAGTTATCCGCTATGCTTGCGGAGCTTGTGGGTTTGAGTTAATCGCTTCATCTTTTACCAGAGAGAGTTCCTCAGCGACCATGCGAGTCTTATCCCTCTGTCGTGATTCTTCCAGCTTTGCGCTAGACTTAATCTTGCTTACCGCTTCCGATACCGGTTTAGTGGCTTCGCTGATTTCAGCCCGCATATTCGCGTGGAATATTTCACGCTCTCTAGTTTGCAGGTCGCCCTGCATACGTTTGAGTTCTTCCTGCGCCTGAGCTAATTGGGCGCGTAAATTTTCTATTTCACCCATGCGTTGCATTAAAGACGACTTATCAATATCGCCTTTCATGTTCATAATCACTTGGGTTTTATCAAATATACCTGCATTTAGCAGGGTTAAATCTTTTTGGAGTTCAGCCATTGGGGATTTGGCCCTTGTACTCCCCATAACTACACGAACATCAAATTGAGCTGTAGTCATATCATATAATTTCATTACCGCGCCTGTTTTATCATCAATAACTGGGACATTTAATTTAACCTCATTCTCATCACCGGTAGGACTAACAAGTCTTAATGTCCGTTGCTGGTCATAGACTTCAGGCATCCATTGAACCATTATTTTCGCCGCTTTAGTAAGCATGTCATAAATCGGAAGAATCTTCCAATTCTGCTTACGGGCCGACGCTTCATCAATGATTTGGGCTTCTCCAACAGTTCCCGGTGCGCCCTGCGGATTCCCTTGTTGGAATTTATATGCGCCGAATACCGTTTCAATATCCATTTCATATCTTGCTTTCTCCGTATATAACTGAGAAGAGACAGCCGGTGGGGCAAATTCTTTTATTTTCCCAGCCGCCAAAGCGCCGGGATTAGCACGAATAATCGCATTTGGAATATGCCATTTCTGTATTTCACTGGCATCAATTGCTCCATCCTCATAAAGAAGCTTAAAATTTGTGGTGGCATTTGTATGAGAGATGATAAGGGCCTCAGTGCGATTCAACATTCGCTGAGGTGTCTTGGCATGGCGCACATCGCCACTTGGGAAAGGGGTACCTGCATGTTCATTACACGCCACCACAATTGGATATTCGTCAATAGGAAGAATTTCATCATAAGCAATCTGGTCACCGATTACAAAGACTTCCCGTACTCGCGTTTGATAAACTACGCTTTCAGTTATAATCCCTTCCGATATAAAAGACTCATACTTATCATCAGCAATAAGCTCCTTATACTCGTCCTTGCTATATAATTTATTTTTCCCAGTAATGCTATCAATAATCATAGCAAAAGGGATATTAACTTTTGTGAAATAACAATACTTACGGACTTTCTCTTGATGGTCGTCTGCCGTATTCCCGCGTGTTTCAATAATATCTCGTGAATATTTACCAGAGTCCTGCTCATTCCGCTGATAATCTTCCTTGGCCTTTTCTATTAAACCGGCATATTTAGGGAATGCAATTTTTAAATGTTCGCGAGTATGTATGTCTGAATAAATTATAGCACTTGCATCAGAAAAATCAGGCATTGAAGAATTTGGGTCTACAAAAATAGATTCAGGTGTCATATGACGTATCCGCATACTACCAAGACCGCTATCCCCCTTCCAATCGGGGTAGATATACATACAGCCAATGCCTTTTACGATAAAATCTTTACATAATTGCCTGAAGTGAACATCAGCATCTGAATCGTACCAAATCTTATCTAATAATTGGTCAAAAACAAAAGCGGCATCATTATCTGTTTTACCAACAGAATGAACATCCCATTCTGGCGGTGAAGCGGCAATATTAGAAAGAACCTGCTCGACGGCAGGACGTATTTTATTATTGCACTCAGGTGGTTGCCCAACGCTTAAAAGATAATTTTTTTGCGTTCTCGTAAGCTGTGAACCAAGATAGAACTCTTGGTCTTCCGCTATTTGATAACGATATTCGCTTGATGAGCTTTCAAAAAGCAAATAGTCACTATAGACATCGCCCGCACTTATCTTATTTGTATCTAGCTCTTTTAAGTTTAGCATTATCGTACTTTAAATATTACGCAAAATGTAACAATAATGTTATAGTCTTTTCAAACTTTTTTAGCTATATCAATTAACAATCTAATAGGTGCTAGCACCATTTGAGATTCATCATCGTCACCGCCCTTAATAATGTGTGCTAAGTCATTTAAAAACATATACTTAATAATTTTTCTTAGCTTGCTAACTTGCAGTGCTAGCATGTATTTCATATCCCCGTCTATAGTGAAAATATGAATCCACCACTTCGCATCAGTGATGGACAGCCCGGATAACTCACCGCGACAACGTATTTCAAGGGCCATATTCCCAGTGCTTGCCCATATATCTCGTTCGGTTTTTACTTCGATACTGCCGTCACCTTCAAATATATTCCGAACCTTTTCTTCGTATATCTGACCAAAATCTAGGTCGATATCAAAATTGCCCACTAGGCTTCGTAAAAATCAGCGGCTGTAAATGTCTGGCCTGTCTCCCAATCTACTTCCATAACCGGAGCTGGCGGTAGCCAATCGCCTTTTTCATTCTGCTCTACATCCGGCTTCCACACGTCGTCTATTGCCCAGCGGAGTGCATCAAGCGTATCTTTTTTAAATGTGCCATGTTCACGGAAATTTAAAAGTTCCTGCAACAACTCATCATGATTATCCCGTAAAAATATAGAATGAGATGCAAAATAGGGTTGCATCTGCTTAATTCTATAATACTTAGCCTTAATAGCTTTTCTGGTATTTATATTATAAAACCTGCCGGATTCCTTAGAAACCCGTAAAATATAGTCAGCAAGCATAACGTGACCTGTCTCTTCAATCTTTATATCCCTTGGTTGGTACATATCAGCCATTTCAAATATTTTATCAGCGCCATCCATTGGGGCTACTTGGCCCCGAAAGTAATCAACAACATAGATATTAAACTCCTTATCTACGGCAATTACCATAATCACTGTATAATCTGCTTTTACATTTTCAGAAGATGCTGGGTCAACGCCGATAAACGTATTTACAGGGATTTGCTCGCGTTTTCCGTCAGTAGTCAGTATAATGTAGGATTGACCGTCATCATATATATATCTACCTTCCCAGAATCGCATATCCTTTTCCTTAAAGACCCGGAAACTATCATCAACAGGGATATTTTGATACTCTTGATAAAAATAAGCAATATCACCCTCCGATTTAAGCCTCTCTCTTTCAGCGATTAACCATTCGTACGGTCTGCGCTCAGGCCAAAGGACTTTTACTTTATCTTTTTTGTCCAGAAATTCATTACCGGAGGTCGCAAACTTACCATGTGGCATATCCTGTGGTATAGCTTGATAAAAAAGAGACCTCCAACCCTTGACTTTATATTCCCCTCTCTTATCGTATGCCATTGGGCCTGCTATACGATTCAAGTACGCATCGCTATCTACGATAGTACCGATAAATACCAGTTTTGCGTCCCCGCTACCGGGAATAACTGCACCATTAAGCCAACGGCGGAATTTATCGCGAGCTAAAGGGGTGGTGCTATTTGATTCGCCTTCTCCATCGTCAATAATAGTAAGAGTTGGGCGGTATGCCCCATATTTCAGGCCACGAACTTTCTGGCCTGTTCCCCGAATGAGGCATTTGCAAAGCACGGCTGGCTTACCGTGTCCATCCCACCGCCCTACTATTTCTTTTTCTTCCTTTCCCCATATTTCGCCCATACGATTTCCAAAAAAATACTTTAATTTTGGATTATACTCTATTTCGTTGCCAATTGACTCAAGATTATACTTAGACTGCATCTCGGATTCGGAAATAAGCAGCAAAAATCGCTCTTCACCAAATAAAACGCGATGCAAGGGGTATATAAGGTTAATAAAAGTCGATTTTGCGTGGTCTCTTGGCGCGACTACGGCTAATTTTTCACCACTATGCATCCCTATTAAGGTTTTTGCTATTTCTCGGTGAAAATCCGGCGATTTTGAGCGCACATGGTAGTGCATTGAATTTTCAGGGTCTCCAAAAAGGACTTCAGCGAAAGTAAAAATGTCCATATACATGGACTCTATGATTTTACTATGCTCTTTTTGGCTTAAATTTTTTAGTTTTTTCAAGTCTGGCCCGACTCTCCATGAAGTTCTTCAAGGTATATCAATTGTTTTTTAGCAACTTCTAATTCTTCTGCAAGCTCAAGTATAAATTTAGCCACAGTACCTTCAATACAGTATTCCCTGTCATCAATATTGATTAGACCGGGAAGAGATGTGTCTACGTCGGCACTACTCTCAGTTTTTATGATGTGTCTTTTCGTTTCCAAGGTCTTCAAGGACATAATTAGTCTCTGCAAATTTTTGGCGTACGGATGCAAGCTTCTTTATATCACCATCAGAAAGGGCAAAAAACCCTTCTACACTTTCTTCTTTCTTTTCCTTAGTCATATGCCCCAAAAGGTCGCTTACTCTGTTCAGCGCATTTAACTTGGTCGCATGTGGTGTGTCTTGCTTCACTATTAAGTCTTTATAGCTTTGAGCAACAAAATCATCATCAACGCCGGTTTCAATCAATTTATCCCGCATATTCATGCTAATATATTCCTTAATGTGTTTTTTCTTAAGAATTCCCATTCCCCTTCTAAGAGCTTGCTCTGGGTTATTGTCTGAGTATATTGCTTGGTAAGCATTAATAACGGCTTCTGCGTCCCACATTCCGTCATCATTGATTTGTTCGGACATGTATAGATTGTCCACGAACGCTTTCTGGAGTGTCGTTGGTCTAACATTCTTTATAAGCTCCTTTCCTGAGTATCTGGTATCCCGGCGATAATCCGGCTGTTGACCAGAATATATTTTTGAACGATGCGCTGGATATTCGCCATAACCGGTGCGAATAAAATAATAAGACTTCTTTTTACCTTTTGGATGCTCTTCCCTTGTACGTATAACTTGTACAACTTTGTCGTCACTGGTACAAATCCAATCTCCAGATTTTGCTTTTCTCCAGTTCTCAACCGGCTTAATACCGATTTTAAGAGCTTCAGGCAAATCATAGACATCAAATATTTTCCCCCTGCATTTAATTTTCATTTGGGATTCTAAAAGAACATCCTACATCCACAACATCGGGCGGAATTTCTTTTTTCTCTTTCCCTATTATTTCGAAGTATTTGCAAAGTCCTAAAAAAGTCATCCCGCCACGTTGCTGATATTTGCAACCCCAACAACCATTAGGTTTCAGTTTCATAGACAAAGTCTACATAATTATAACTGTAACTACAGGTCTGGTAAGCGTATGAAATCTTAGGTACTAATAGTATTATTTTCATTTTAAAAAGGCATATCTTCTAATTTCTTCTCAACTACACAGGAAATAAAATCTAGCCCCTTTTTTGACGTTTTCTTCCAACCAGCAACTTTTACATCTTCCCCGGAAATACGACCCTGACCAGTATAATCAGGCTGATTGTCCTTTGACTTTTTCTCGTTGACAAAAAAAGCAAATGTGTTGTCTTTTGGTTCAAATGGCATCTGATACCCCTTATTTTGTTATTAAAATATTATCTCCGAACGCTTGTAATGTACCACTAAAGGCATGGTAAACAAAAAGGAAAAGATTGACTGCCATTATCTTAAGTATATCTTATCTTAAGATAATCTTATTTTCTTAAGAAGATATTTTCTTAAGTATATATACATATAATAATAATAATATATATATCTCCCTATTATCTTAAGTATATCTTCAGCTTCATAGAAGTGCTTAGCTTTTGCTTACCAAAAGCTTAACTAATGCTTAGCAATAGCTTACGCACTTAGAGTAAGTGTTATTATTGTTAGGTTTATCTATTATACTTAATTATATATATTGGGCATAATCTGTGCATAATGTGTGCATTTTGTGTGCAAAAACTGTGTAAAAAATGTGCGGGCTGTTCCTTACGTAGAACGGCCCCGCTCCCGTTCGCGTTCGGCATTCGGGATTTCGTTGAGTTCGCGTTTCGCGTTACGCGTACCACGGCTCGCTGGCTTGCTGTGGTCGTGCCTGTGAACATTCATATATTCGACGCGCACCGTCGGTGCTAGCAATCCCTATACCGACGGCATAGCCAGAAATGGCTAGGTCTCGGCTCGTTTCATTGCTAGGTTTGGTCATCAGCCGACGGCAACAATGCCGACGGCAACCAGAACGACAGCTAGTCGTTCGCATATGCGGTTTATAATACCCGCGAAGGAGTCACGACAATGACTATACACAACAATACCCTAGCCAACACCATAGCCGACAGCTATGAAGACAAAGCCCAAACCGAGATATTCGACAGCCTGTATCCTACATACACTATGTTCGACGATATCGAAGATATCGTAGATAAACCAGAAACCGACCTTGCGCTTAAAGTCTTCGAAGAAGACTTCCGGGCCGAGCAAGACCTTC